CCCCTGACCGGCCGGGCCCGCGAAACCCCCGCGCGGGCCCGGCCTCCCACCCGGGAGCCGACCGTGAACACCCGCCCCACCATCACCCCCGCCGTACGCCGCCTCATCTACGCCGTCGTCACCGGCGCCGTACTGCTCGCCGCGATCGGCTTCGTCGGCTCCTACACCGCCGTACGCCAACTCGCCGAAGCCAAGGGCTTCGGGACGTTCGCGCTCGCCTTCCCCATCGGCATCGACGCAGGCATCGGCGTCCTCCTCGCCCTGGACCTCATCCTCACCTGGGTCCGCATGCCCTACCCGCTGCTCCGCCAGTCCGCATGGATCCTCACCACAGCGACCATCGCGTTCAACGCCGCCGCCGCATGGCCCGACCCGCTCGGCGTCGGCATGCACGCCGTGATCCCCCTCCTGTTCATCGTCGTCGTCGAAGCCGCACGGCACGCGGTCGGCCGGCACGCGGACATCACCGCCGACAAGCACATGGAGGGCGTACGGCTCTCCCGCTGGCTCCTGGCCCCGCTGTCCACGTTCAAGCTGTGGCGCCGGATGAAGCTGTGGGAGCTCCGCTCGTACGAGGCCGTCATCGCACTCGAACAGGAACGCCTCATCTACCGGGCGCAGTTGCAGATGCGGTACGGCCGGCTGTGGCGGTGGAGTGCGCCCGTTGAGATGCGGCTGCCGCTGCGCCTGACGAAGTACGGCCGCGCACTCACCCCTCTCACGGATGCGCCGGTTGCACCCGCACTCGCCGTCGCAGCGCACCCGGCCGCGGATACGGATGCGGAGTTCGACCGGGTCGTATCCGATGCGACCGCACTCGCCGGGCCCATTGCACCCGCACCCGCACCCGCAGTCGAAGCGGCTCCGGATGCGCCTGCACTCGCCCCGGCGGATGCGCACCGGGCCGCGGATGCGGTCCATCCGCATGGCGCACTCGTCCTTGACCTCAAGCCCATGCTCCCGCCAGTCCCGCAGGTCACCGCAGATGCGCACCCAACTGCACCCGCCGCACCTGCCTCGACCCGGCCCGCGGCCACCGCATCCGACGACGAACTGATCGAACGCGCACGCGCACTCGCCGCCACCGGCCCGCTGTCCCTGCGCCGGATGCAGCGCGCCTTCGGCATCGGCCAGGCACGCGCCACCCGCATCCGCAACGCACTCGACCGCGAGGCGAGCTGAGATGCACACCGCATTCGCCGCACTCGCATCCGCACCCATGGCCGGCGCGTTCCTCGCACTCGGCCTGATCGCCGGATGCGTACTCGCCACCGCACTCGCCTGAGGAAACCAATGCCCACTACGCCGCCGCACCCGACCGAACCCGAGGCCGACGAGCGCCGCGTCCAGCACCTCCTGCGGATGCGGATCGACGGCCCCACCGCCCACCAGCCCGCCGCCGCGCAGACCGTCCCACCGCGGACCACCCAGGCGCCAGCCGCAGCGCCCGTACGGGACTGGTGGGACGACCTCTACGCCGACGAACCCGAACCCGAGACGGACGGGCCGGTCCGCGGGGGAGGGCGGCTCCCGGACTGGCGTAAGCCCAAGCCCGTCCTGCCCGCGCCCGCCGAGGACGAGCCCGAGGAGCCCGAAGAGCCGGCCGCCGAGGAGAACCCGACCCCTGACGTTGAGCAGGACACGGAGCCGCCCGCGAAGCCCGCGCCGGCCGCGCCTGGATGGCTCCAGCCGGAGCCCGGCTACTACCCACCCCTGCCCCCCGTTCTGCCGACCGTACGGCGCGCGCCCGCCGCGCTCAGCCCCAAGACCCGCGCCGGCCTCTACAACGCGGCAGCAGCGGGCGCCGGTTGGAGCCTGGGCCTCTACGACCTGTTCGCCCGTGCCATCGCCAACTGCGGCGCCACCACCAGCATCGGCGGCGCACTCACCCTCGGCGCCGGCTCGTGCCTGGTCATCGCGCACCTGTGGGACCGCCGTACGCGCCACTGGTGGATCGGCCTCGCCTGGGTCGCCCGGATCCCGCTCGCCACCGCGATCACCGCACTCGCCCTGTACGCGCCCGCCTCAACCATCTGACCTGGGGGAACACCGCCATGCATCAGCACCTCGATCTCATCGTCACCGCCGCACCGATCACCATCGAGAGCGGCCGGATCCTCGGCAGCGTCGGATCCGGCGGCATCGCCATCGCCCTCACCACGGTGCTGGTCGCCGGGATCCGCGAACCCAAGGGCAGCGCCGCAGCGGCGGGGGGAGCGCCGTCCAAGAAAGGGAAGATCCGCAAGCGGCTGACCAGCGACCAAGCGCAGGTGCTCGGCATCACCGCGGGCACGTTCTACATGGCCGCCGGATCGATCTGGACCGTCGGCGGACAGCTCTCCGACGCGTTCTCCGGGCTGATCACCAACGGGGGTTTCGGCGCGGCGGGAACCGGCGCCGTGTCCCTCGTGCTGGCAGGGATCATGTACTTCCGCGAGATGACCCCCGGCAAGAGCGCCTTGACCGGCATCCTTTCCGCCGGCGTCTGGGCATCCGCAGGCGGCATCTGGGGCACCCCCCAGGCCCTCATCCTCACTGGCGCCGCGGCCCTGGGGATCCTCTGATGAACCCTGAAACGATCAACAAGGCGGGGGAGCAGCCCACCGAGGACTCCCCCGGCCTCGTCACCCGGACTGCCGACAGCCTGCGGTCCGGGCTCACCGGTGAAGCAGCCACCGCGCTGGCCGCCGGGTCCCGGATCCTCGTACGGAAAGGCTGGAACCAGGTCGCCCCCGAGTCCCCGATCTGGCAGAGGCTCGGCTACGTCGGCGCCGGCGGCTACCTCCTCGTTTCCGCCGCAGCCCACGCCGACCTGGGCGCAGCGGCCCCCTTCGTACTCCCCGGCACTGCGGTCGTCTGGTGCGTGGCCGCGTGGATCGTCTCCCCTCCCCCGGGCCCCAAGCGAGCGCCCCGGCGCTCCGAGGGCCACGAGCCCGAGGAGTCTGCGGGCCGGGACCTTGCGACCGTGGCCGCGCTCATCCGTACGGTCGCCGCCGAACACAACCACCAGGGCGCACACTTGGCCGACCTGATCGCGACCGGCCTGTTGGACCCATGGCAGCAGCCTGAGTTGAAGGCCGCGCTCACCTCCGAGTGGGGCATCCCGGTAGCCGAGATCAAGCTCAGGTTCCGCGGCCGTCAGCGGGTGCGGGACGGGGTCCGCCTTCGCGACCTGCCCGAACTGCCGGACGAGGCCGCCCGCGAGGCCGCCGCAGACACCCCGCCGGAGAGTGCCGCCAGCCCCTCCCCGCGCCCGCTTCCGTCGCCCGCCCAGGGCCCCGGGTAGCGCGGTAGGAACCGCAGGTCAGACCGCGTTCCTACCGCCCACCTACCTACCGCCTACCAGCCCCTGAGAGGCCCCAGTTGAGCCCCTACCGATACCGGTGCGGCCAATGCCGCGCCACCTCCCCGCCGACGATCACACAGGCCGAGGCCGAGGCGCACCGGGACCACCACCGGGCGTCCGTACACGGCGGCCTCGCACCCGACGGCGAGGACATCGAGACCGTACGAGGCGACGCCGCACGCAACCCGGACACCCGCTACCTGTCCACCCGCGCGGCCCTCATCGGGATCGGCCTGCTCGCCCTCGCAAGCCTCATCTCGCGGGTGCTCGACCGCTGACCGGCCCGAGCCGCCTTCGCCTGTCAGTCCCGCCCCGTAGGCTGTTCTCATCCCATCCGCGCATCTGGCTGCTGCGCCGCTGGACCGGGCCCCTCGTCGTTCACCCCCGTCGACGAGGGGCCCCACCTATGTCACGAACCCGTCACTACCTGGGCACACCGAGCACACACACGACACGATGAGCCCACACCGATCCTTGGGGGGACCCATGCAAACACGCGCCATCGTGACCATCACTGCCGCCCTGCTCCTCACAGCCACCGCCTGCGGCGGGGCAGACGAGATCACCACCGAACCGAAGAAGACCGCCGCGCCGAGAACTGACACCCCTGTAGCACCGCCTGCCTCCATAACCCCCGTGCCTGCGAAGGTCGGTGACACCATCGCGCTCAAGGGATTCGAGGACGGCGAGCAGCTTGATGTCACCGTGACCAAATGGGTCGACCCCGCGAAGGGGAAGGACGAGTTCTTCGTCCCCCAGGACGGCAACCGCTGGGTCGCCGCCCAGTTCGAGCTCGTCAACAGCGGGACCAAGTCCTACGTCGACAGCCCCGCGAATGGCGCGCAGGTCGCCGACGCGGAGGGGCAGCGGTTCACGACGACGTTCGCGGACATCACTGCTGGCCCGTCTATGACGTCTGACGCGCGGGTCCCGCCGGGCGAGAAGGCGTTGGGGTACATCGTGTTCGAGGTTCCGATGGGCTCGAAGATCGCGAGTATTCAGTTCGCGATGAATTCGGGGATGGCCGACCAGACCGGGCAGTGGTCTGTCTCGTAGGCGTCAGCCGTTCGAAGCTCTTCACCGAAGGCCCGCCGCCGTGCGGGCCTTTTGCATGCCCGGCACTAGCCGCTGCCTCACTACACCTGTAGTGAAGTTGAACATTATTCAGTTATGCTCGCCCCAGGACTGGCCGAAAGGGGCGCTTCGTGGCAACACCGATGACACCGGACCAGTGGCTCAAAGCCCTACGCGCCGAGGGCATCACGGACATCGTCGAGATGGCCGGATGGCGAACCAACAACCGCAACAGCCGAGGCGCCTGGGGCCCCGTGCACGCCACGATGGTTCACCACACCGCAGGCGAGGGCACCGGGATGCCCGGCCTAGTCTTCAACGGAACCTCAGCTCTTCCCGGGCCCCTCTGCCACGACTTTCTGGCACGCAGCGGACGCCTCTACCTCGTCGGGAACGGGCGCGCCAACCACGCCGGCACTGTCGCCGCCAACGCCTACCGCGCCGTCCTCAACGAGCAGTCCACGCACCCGAAGCCGGACGCGGCCGAGCCGATCGACGGCAACTCCGTCTCGTACGGGCTGGAAGTCGAGAACAGCGGCGCCGCAGACCGCCCCTGGACGGCGAAACAGTACGACGTTGCGGTGCGCGTACAGGCCGCGCGCTGCCGCTTCCACGGCTGGACCGCGAACTCCGTGTGGGCGCATAAGGAAGCGACGCGCCGGAAGCCCGTCGACCCGCGCATCGACATGAACAAGTTCCGCCGTGACGTTGCCGAGCGCCTCGGGCACCCGGCGTCGTGGAACCCCGGCGCCCCGAAGCCACCGACCGAGGAGGACCCCATGGCCGGTATCACCAAGCAGGACATCTACGACGCGGTCTGGAAGACCGACCAGATCGCAGGACCGGCCGACGAGCCGGACCACAAGACCAACCCGACCTGGCAGGCGCAGAGCATCGTCAAGGACATCCAGGCCCGAGTCCGCGCGCTTCAGAAGAGTGAGGCCGCACAGTCGGCCGCGATCACCGCGCTCGCCGGGCTCGTCGGCAAGCAGATCGACACAACATCCGACGTAGTGGCCGCTGTACGTGCCGCGATCGCGGAGGCGGTCATCGACGTGGACGTCAACGTCACCAGCAGCACCAACACCTGACCACCAGAACGGACCCCGCCATGTCGTACTCGATGCCCGACACCCAGACCGTCCTCAAGACCGCCAGCACGTACGGCCGCGACCTCCTGGAACGCGTCGTCGCCACGTTCCTCCAGGCGTTCATAGCCGGGGTAGTCGTGACACAGCCCCTCGACGGGAGCATGTGGTACGCGGCCCTGTCCGGCGGCGTCGGAGCAGTCCTCGCACTCGTGAAGGGCCTCATCGCCCGCGTCCGCGACGTCACCAACAGCGCGTCCCTCGCCCGAGGCGTGTAGCCAGTGAGCACGCCCGACCCGACCGCCCCCACGGTCTACGAGCTGATCCGCACCCAAGGGCTGCAACTAAACAACCTGGCCCAGGTGGTGGCCAGCCTAGAGGCGAAGATCGTCACGCAGGAGCAGCGGGCGACCGATCTCCAGCTCACCGGGCAGCGCATCGAACGTGTGGAACTGGACATAAAGGCCGAGCGAGAGCGGGGCCTGACGAACCGTCGCATCGCCTGGACATCGTTCGGAGCCCCGCTCGCCGTGGCGTTCCTGCTGTGGGCGCTCGGCGCGTTCTCGCTCAGCAACGGTGGAGCGTAGGAGGCTGTCGTGGGCGTCGACCCGTGGATGAGACAGGACGGCGAGACCGACCCTGCCTACCAGGCGTTCGCCGCCTACCGCGACCTCGGATCGGCAGACCGCACTCTAGGCGAGGCCGCACGAGGCGTAGGCAAATCTCTTGGCCTCATCAAACGGTGGAGTTTCACCCACAACTGGGTTGAGCGCGCCCGCGCCTTCGACCAGCACCTCACCGGCGTGACCACCGAGTCCTACGCCGTCATGGTCCGCAAGACCACCGCCCAGCAAAGCGCCCTCACCGACAAGCTGTTCAGCAGGCTCGACCGGAACCTCGACCTGCTGCCCGAGGGCGCCAACCCGCCGAAAGCCTGGACAGACGCCTTCGCCGCCGCCGCACGCGCCCGCACCACGCTCCTCGACTACAACAAGCCGGACTCCCCCAAGAACACCGAGCTGGCCGACAAGATCGCGTCGATCCTCGACAAGCTGGGAGTGGAGGAATGACTACCCGCGCGGAAATCGCCAGGTGGCCTGTCCAGGCCCAGCAGGAACTCCTCACGCGCCTCGAAGCCGCCCTCCAGGACAAACAGCGCGGCAAGGTTCCCTGGCTATGTGACCGGCCCGTATGCGACGGACTGCCCCACTCCGGGCGCCAGGGCACCCACGCCCGTACGTCCCAGCGGCCCCCCGGAGGAGACTCCTGGGACACATGGCTGCTGCTGGCCGGCCGCGGGTTCGGGAAGACCCGGACCGGCGCTGAATGGGTGTGGCGCATGGCCAAGCAGTACGAGCGCGGCGCGCTGATCGGGCCCACCGCTGCGGACACCCGGGACATCCTTGTGGAGGGCGAGTCGGGGATCCTTGCGTGCGCCCCGGCGCGGTTCCGGCCGCTGTACGAGCCGTCGAAGCGCCGCGTCACCTACCCCAACGGAGCGATCCAGACGCTGTACAGCGCGGACGAACCAGACCGCCTCCGCGGCCCGCAGCACCACTACGCCTGGATGGACGAGCTTGCTGCCTGGCGCCGTCTCAAGGCGACTTGGGACATGGCGCAACTGGGCATGCGTCTAGGTGACCACCCGCGGACCTGCATCACCACGACCCCGCGCCCGCTGCCCGTCATTAAGGAACTCCTGAAGGACCCCGCGACGAACGTCGTGCGCGGCAGCACGTACGACAATCTCCACAACCTGGCCCCGACCTTTCGGCGCGCAGTCGTCTCCAAGTACGAAGGGACGACCCTGGGCAGGCAAGAGCTCGACGCCGAAGTCCTCGACGACATGCCCGGCGCCCTTGTGGCCCGCAGCATCATCGAAGCCGGACGGGTCGACGAAGCACCCGGACTCGAACTCATCGTGGTCGGCATGGACCCAGCAGGTACCGGCGCCGGAGACGAGACCGGCCTCATCGCCGCTGGCCGCGGCACCGATGGCGTCGACTATGTCCTGCGGGACGTATCGAAGAAGATGAGCCCCCGCGAGGCAGCGCGCCGTGCGTGGGGACTCGTGGATGACGTGTCCGCCGACGCTCTGGTTTACGAGGACAACCTCGGCAAGCAGTGGGTTGAGCAGGTTCTGAAGGACGCGTGGAAGGAACTCCACGGGAGCACACCTCACCCTCCGTTGCGCCGGGTCACGGCCACGGTGGGTAAGAAGCTGCGCGCTCAGCCGGTGGCGATGCGGTACGAGCAGCAGCGTGTACGGCACGTCGGTGTACACGGTGAGTTGGAGGACCAGCTTGCGACGTGGATTCCCGAGGAGGACTCGGCGTCCCCGGACCGGATCGACGCGATGGTCCACGCGGTGACGCACCTGATGAAACGTGACCGGGCGCGCATGGTTCTTGCTTCACCCCACGCTGTGCCGCAGGGCAGGCCCGCATAGAGATGACGATGCCCATGGACGCCTTCACGCTCGTGCTGGCCGCGCTCGCTACCGCACGGCTCACCCGCCTGATCACCGTCGACCGCATTACCGAGGCCCCCCGCAACTGGGTCATCCGGCAGCTTCCGCGCGAGTCGCTCCTGTCGTACCTGCTGGTGTGCTCCTGGTGCTCGTCCGTCTACGCGGGCGCGGGGGTGGGAGCGGCGTGGTGGGCGTGGGGCGCCGAGCGCTGGTTCGTGGCCGTCTGTGCGGCGCTGGCGTTCAGCCACATCACCGGCTGGCTCAGCATCCGAGAGGGCGGTGAGTAATGGCACTCCTCAAGCGCCGCAAGGGCTCATCAGAGGAGCGCGGCACGAGGCCCCGGGTGGTGCTTGCCGCAGCCGTCCCCGTCACGGGGCCCGACGCCCGCGACGCCTGGGCCGCCCGGCAGGGAGACACCGCGTGGCAGCGAGAGGCGTGGTACCACTACGACGCCTGCGGCGAACTCCGCTCCGCAGTCACCTGGATCGCCAACGCCGTATCCCGCGCCGAGCTGTACGCGGCCGAAGTAGACCCCGCGACTGGTATGCCAACCGGCCCGACCGACAACGCGCAGGCTCAGGCCGCAGTCACTCGCGCGCTTGGGGGAGCGGCTATACGTGCCCAGCTTCAGTACACGATGGCTGTCAACTGGCAAATCCCTGGTGAGGTGTTCGTCCTCGTGCGGCCCGGTACGGGCACCCGACGCGGAGCGACCGCACCTGACGAATGGGTGGCGCTCTCGGGCACAGAGGTTGAGTACTCCGGCGCCCGCTGGTCGTACAAGGACCCTATGACGGGCGTCAAGAAGGACCTCGCGGCTGGGGATCTGCTGATGCGTGTGTGGTCCCCTCACCCACGCATCCAGTACCACGCGGACTCGGCGGTACGGCCGGCGCTTCCGGTGCTGCGGGAGATTGAGAAAGCCAGCCAGAACATCGCGGCGAGACTGGACTCGCGGCTGGCAAGCAACGGGCTTCTGTTCGTGGCCGAGGAGATCGACTTCCCGGAACAGGAGTCCGGCGCCACCGGGGCCGAAGGCTTCATGGAGTACCTGTCAGATGTCATGGCCCGGTCGCTGAAGAATCCGGGAACGGCTGCTGCTCAGGTGCCGATTACGGCGTCTTTGCCGGGCGAGCTGATTGACAAGATCAAGCACCTCGACATTTCCACCGTGTTCGACGCGGCTGTTGTAGCGCTGCGCGCCGACGGCATCAAGCGCCTTGCCGAGTCCCTCGACATGCCCAACGAGGTGGCCACCGGGTCGACAGGGGGCATGAACCACTGGGGTTCCTGGAAGGTGGAGGAGGACACCTACAAGATCTACATTGAGCCGCTGCTGGACCGGCTTGGCGACGCGCTCACCACCCACTGGTACCGCCCCACCCTCAGACGCATGGGCGTCACCAACCCGGACAGGTACCAGCTGGCCTGGAACACCGCCGAGATCGTTCAGCGCCCGAATCGTACCGAGGACCTGAAGTGGCTCCACGATCATGATCTGATCTCCGACGCCGCCATGCGCGCCGAGGTGGGCGTTCCTGACGACGACATCCCCGATGAAGAGCAGGTTCGGCTACGCCGTTTGGAACGCGTCGTCACTGCCGCCCCGACACTTGCCGCAGATCCGCAGATCTCCAGCCTCCTGTTCGGCTTCGAGATCGCGCCCGCAGCGGCCGGCGTGGCGGGGCAGATCGAGGGCGGCCATCTCCAGCCGGAAGCGCCTTCGGCGCCCGAGCGTGGCCCGCGTGCGCTGCCCGCGACGCAGAACGACGAGCCGCCCGCGCTGGCCGCGTCTGCGGCGCTCCCTGAGCACCTGATCGCGGCAACCGAGTTGCTCGTGTTCGACGCGCTATCCCGCGCGGGCGGACGGCTTCTCAAGGCGCCGCTGCGGGGGCAGTTCGGATCGGTAGCGAAGCATGAGCTGTACCTGAAGATCCCCTATGACCCGAATGCCGAGGGCGTGGTTGAGCGTCTGCTTGAGGGGTCTTTCCAGTTCACCGGGCACGTCGCCGAGGCATTCGGCCGGGACCGGGAGCAGCTTTCCGCGCAGGTGGAGGAGTATGTGACGACGCTGATCATGACCCGTACGGCGCATGACCGGGCCGTGTTGCGACGGTTCCTGTGAGCACGCCGCCGGAGGATGAGAACTTGCCCGCACGGCTGCGCGCGCAGGCGATCATCCGTGACGGGGAGCAGCGGATTGGCCGGGCCTGGTTCCGGTCGCTGACACGGTTCCTGGACCGCGTACGGCCGGCCGCCGCCCCGCCGGATGGGCCACTCGATCCGAGTCGGGTGTCCGACAGTCAGCAGTTCTGGACGGACGAAGTCAACGTCCAGGTCGTGCCGGAGATCTCGGGCGTGCTGCGTCGTACCTGGCGTCGTGTCACCGGCGCCGGGGACCCGGTCACCGATCCGTACGTCGCGGACTACCTGAACGACGCGGGCAACCGGCTCGTGCGTGTACCGGATGAGGTGTACGCGCGGATCGTGGTGGAGATCGAGCGCGGGATCCGGGAGGGGCGCCCGATCCCGGAGGTGACAGCGGAGGTGCAGCAGATCCTCACCGCGTCCGGCTCGGAGTTGTGGCCGAACCGGGCCCGGGTGGTGGCCCGTACGGAGACGATGGGCGCGGTCAACGCGGCTGTGTTCCGGTCCGCGCAGTTGGACGCGGAGGCGCGTGGCGATATGGCGCCGATGAAGGTGTGGCTCGCGACGGAGGACCAGCGGACGCGGCCGACTCACCGTGAGGCGGATGGCCAACGCACGCTGCTTGCGTCGCCGTTCGAGGTGGGGGTGGGGGGTGCTCAGCTCCTGTTCCCCGGGGACCCGCGCGGGCCTGCGCAGGAGGTCATTCAGTGCCGGTGCACGCTGTTGCCGGTGGTGCTTGGCGAGACGCTCGATTGGACCGACCGACAGGAGCCGAGAGGCTGATGAACCCGTATTGGAGTTACCTACTCACGGCCGTGGGCGTGTTCGGCCTGTATCTCGCAGGACGCAAGAGCCCCGCTGGGTGGGCAGTAGGCGTTGCGGCGCAATTGCTCTGGTTTGCGTACGCCGTGAGCACCGAGCAATGGGGGTTCATCGTCTCCTGTCTGGCATACGGCTGGGTGTACTCGAAGAACTTCCTAGCGTGGCGGCAGCCCACGAAAGAGGAGGCAGTCCAGTGAGCGGCGCTCTGACGGCTGCGGCGGACATGAGCGGCGCGATCATCGCGTTCCTGCCCGCCGACCCCGACGCTCTCACGGTGCCCGAGGGCGACCCGGCCGACCAGTTGCACGTCACCCTCCTCTACCTCACCGACGACAACACGGAGTTGGGCGACGAGCAGCGCCGGTTCATCGCTCAGGTCCTCGCGGACGTCGCCCCGGACGGTTCGATCGAAGCGACCGTCACGGCCGTGCAGGGCCTCGGCGAGGACAATCCGCAGGCGATTGTGCTCATGCTCGACTCGCCCGAACTCCAGACGATGCGGGACACCGTGAAGGCCGCGCTGGAACAGGACATCCCCGTGCCCGAGGACCGCTTCCCCGAGTACCTGCCGCACCTGACCGTCGGCTACGGCGTCGACCCCGAGGCACTCGCTGACCAGGTCGGTACGACGGTCGTCCTGGACCGGCTGGCCGCGATGTACGGGGCCGACCGAGAAGAGATCCCCCTGACTGCCGCAGCGTCCCCGGTGGTCGCGTGCGCTGAGAGGAGCATGATGCCCAGACGCTGGACCGCCGTACTCGCCCGGATCGGAGTCCCCACCGGGGACGGCCGCATCCTCGCGCCCGGCGCCATCACATCCCGCGACCTGCCCCTGCCGCTGTCCTGGCAGCGCCAGAGCGCCGACGGCCACGGCGGCTCGATCGTGGTGGGCCGCATGGAGTCCATCTCGATCACCGACGACCTGGTGACCGCGTCCGGCTCGCTGCTGTCCGAGGACGGCTGGCAGGTCATCGAGCACATTGAGGCCGGAGTGATCGGCCCGAGCGTGGATTTGGACGATCTGGAGTACGTGATCGACGACCAGGACCGGGCCGTCATCACACGGGGCCGGATCGCTGGGGCGACGCTGGTGGCGATCCCGGCGTTCGCGGACGTTTCGATCACTCTGGAGCCAGTGCCCGTCGCGGCGCTGGCGCCCGAGATGGTGCCTGCCGGAGTGCAGCCGGACGTTATCGGGTTCGAGGACGACGGGGTATTCGCGTCTGAACTGGCCGCGTTCACGTCGAACGCCTCGGCGCAACTGTCCCGTACGGAGGCGCTGCCGCCGGTGGACTGGTTCACCAACCCGGGCCTCACCACGTTGACGCCCCTCAACGTAACCGTCAGCGGGCGCGTGTTCGGGCATGTCGCCGGGTGGGATTCATGCCATGTCGGGCTGCCCGGCTGCGTCACGCCGCCCGCCAGCCAGACCGGCTACAGCTACTTCATGGTCGGGGAGCAGCGCACCGCCGACGGCACCACAGTGCCCGTAGGGACGCTCACCGTGGGCGGCGGCCACGCGGACCCGCAGCTCGGGTTCCGGGCAGCGGCCGAGCACTACGACAACATCGGCACCGCCGTGGCACGGGTGTTTGCGGGCGAAGACGAGCACGGCATCTGGGTGTCCGGGTGGCTGCTCCCCGAGGCCGATCCGCTGCGTGTCGAGCAGTTCAAGGCGTCCCCGGTGTCTGGGGACTGGCGGCGGATCGGCGGCTCGCTGGAGCTGATCGCGGTGTGCTCGGTGAACACCCCCGGCTTCCCGGTGCCTCGCGCCCGCGTGGGCTTCTCAAATCAGGCACAGCAAGCGCTCATCGGCACGTTCGGCCCTCTGCGTGGCCGTGTCGTTGAATACACCGGCCGCAAGGGCGCCCCCGTCTTGGCGCACCCCGTCCCGGACAGCAACGAGGCGCGCGCCAAGTGGGCGCGCGTCATCTGGAACGAAAGGAACCTCTAATGGCCTGTTGTGGTATCGGCACCCGAGCCGCATCCAACGTCGCCTACGAAGTAAAAACCAACGACGGCAAAACCACCACGGTCGCCTCCATCCCCGAGGCGCGCATCCTCATCGCGCAGGCGGGCGGCGGCACGTACAAGGCCGTCCCCAAGAAGCCCTAACGGGGACAACTCCCCACATGGTGCAGTAACGCGCTAACCTGTCCACGAACAGCCTTACGGGTGCTGAGCTGTGAGCCGGCCCGGAGACGTGACACCACCTCACCGATCCGTGCCGACTCCCCTCAGGAGAGCACCATGCACACCCGCACCCTCCCGCGCACCCGCCTCGCGCAGGCCGCCCGAGACGCCGCGACCCTCCGCCTCGGCCAGTTCGCCACGGCCCCCGAGTCGCCCACCGAACCGGCCACAGCCCCGTTCGACGCGACCGCGCTCGACGACGACGCCCTGTACGCCGAGTACGGACGCATCCGCGAGCGCGGCGCCGAACTCTCCAACAAGACGGACCTCACCGCCGACGAGATCGCCGAGTTCACCACCCTCGGTGACCGCGTCGACGTCGTACGGTCCGAGATCGAAGGCCGCGAGGCCGCCGCCG